TTAATACTAGACGAGACGCTCCTATAGGGGATATCTTTGAAAAAGGTACTAACACTACAGAAATAACAAAACCTTTAGAGTCGTTTAGTGATCGTTTAGGCATTCCAGAAGCATCAAAATCGTATATCCCAGGAGAGGGTCCTGAGATCAATGAAGTTATAGTTACTGCTGGACCTTTAGAGTCTTTTGGTGATCGTCTAGAGAATCTCTTTTCCGGCGACGCTCCTTTCTTGGAACGCATAGACGGTTTATTTAATGGTTTAGGGTCAGACTTATCAGGGTTTTTTGGAAGTATAAAGGATGGTTTAGGCAGTCTACTAGGAGGTCTTGGGACAACATTGACCAGTTTTATAAGCTCGATTGGCCCTATGTTCTCTGGATTGCTAAGTGGTCTGGGTGGTGTTCTAAGTGGTATTGGTGGCGGTATTATGAGCATCTTTGGTTTCGCAAGCGGTGGTATCGCATCGCCGGGTAAAAAGTTTGCAGGATACGCAACTGGAGGAATTGCAAAAGGCTCTCAAAGAGGTTATCCTGCAGTTCTTCATGGAACAGAAGCCGTAGTACCACTACCTAACGGGAAATCTATTCCCGTAGAAATGAAAAGCGGCGGGAACCAACAAAATAATATTACTGTAAATGTGTCTTCAGACGGCTCTACACAAACCCAAGAAAGTTCAGGACCAGATATGGAAAACTTAGGAAAGGCGGTAGCTCAAGCAGTACAAAAAGAGTTACAAAACCAAAAAAGATCGGGCGGGATACTTAGCCCCTATGGAGTAGCATAATGACTATAGGACTTGTTTTAGGCGGTGACGCCGGTATCGTAGTTCCAGACAAAACTATGTCACGAAAATCTGCCCCCAAAGTTTTAACAGCGTCTTTCGGAGACGGGTATGAGCAAAGGGTGGCAGATGGAATAAACTCGGTAAAAGAAACTTATACTCTGAGTTTTACAAACCGCGCTAAAGCGGATATTGATAACATGGTTGTTCAACTCGACGCTAATAAAGGAGTTACAGCTTTAGCCTTTACAATACCAGACACTAATAATACCTCTAGGGCAGGTGAAAAAGACGTAAAAGTAGTATGTGTCGATTACTCCACTAACTATGAGCACGATGATTTCTATTCCTTAACCCTTAATTTGAGAAGAGTTTTTGAAGCATGACAAATTTAATAGCAACAGATTCACAAAAGCAAGAGATTGATAGCCCTATAATTGATTTATTTGAGTTAACATTGCCCTCGGGTAGTATTTTATACTTTCATCCGGGAGTAGAGGACGACTATAGCAATATTCAGTTTAGGGACGCTACTGCTCCTTATACTCAAAGGACTTATGTAGCTTTTCCTATGCTTTTAGATGGTTTAGATATTTCATCTGATGGTGCTATAGCTCGCCCTAACTTTACTGTTGCAAATATAGCGAATAATTTTTCTGGTCCTGGCGGAGTACTTGGTGAGTATAAGCATACAGACTTAATAGGGCAAAGAATCACTCGTAGACAAACGTTAAAAAAATACTTATATGGAGAGAGTGGAGACGCCAGCCCTCCTGTCGAACTTAGCAAAGCAACTTATATAATTGATAGGGTAGCACGAGAAACTAATATATCTGTAACTTTTGAAGCTTCAGTAGTTTATGATCTAGAAGGTATTAACATTCCTAGAAGAGTTTCTATAGGAAAATATTGTAGTTGGATGTATCAAGGACATGATTTGTATAAGAAAGGGGGTTGTACTTGGAAACTTAACTCTGAAACTATCTCTTTAGACGATACCGGAGCAAGTGATAGTTATACTATATATACTCATAAGACCTACTTTGATATAGATAATAAGCCTTTAGTATCAAAGACTTGGCTTGAAACTAGTTTTGAAGATGCAACTTGTGATCTTACTGATGATCCAACAATTATACATGATTCGAATACAAATATTAAATTTGGTATGGCGGTTACTGGTGCTGGGATTCCCCTTACTAATCCAACTGTTGCTTCCGTAACTAGTGCTACTGCATTTGAGCTGAGCACAGCTACTACAGGCGGTGCGGCGAATAATGTGACCTTAACGTTTAAAAATGCTCCCGCTTGGAATACGGCTTTTAATTATACTAAGTCCAGCTACGTTACCCACAATAGTAAGTATTGGCTATCTAAATTCGATCACACAGGCCAAGAGCCTAGTGCTACGTCATCTTACTGGACAGAAGTGCGCGAATATACGGAATGGGCTGCATCCACTTCTTACGCAGTTGGAAAATTAGTAAGAAAAGTTGTAGGAGCAACTCCAAGTATAATAGATGCATCAAGCTCTCTAGTTGTAGATATAACAGATAATGAGATTACGTTGAGCGATCATGGATACTTTTCAGGGGAGCCTATATTTTATTCAGACGGCGGTGGAACAGCAATAACAGGTTTAACTGATAATAGTGTTTATTATGTTATTAGAGTAGATAAAGATACTTTTAAATTGTCAAAAACTCGGGCAGGGTCTACCCTTATCAATGCAGCAGACACTGCCCAAGTTGTTGTAGGGGATAATACTATTGTAATAAGAAACCATGGATATACTACTAACGATCCTGTAGTATATTCAGCAGGAGGCGGGACAGTCATAGGGGGTTTAACAGAACGATTATATTATATTATTAAAATAGACGATGATACTATTAAACTTTCTACTTCCTCTGGTGGAAGTGCCGAGTCTTTGTCCGGTGTAGGAGTAGGTTCTAACCACTCCCTAGCTATCGATCTAAGTGGTTTAGGGGTTGGATCCTCGCATACTATAGCAAAGCCTTTAGATACAATATGGTATTGTACTACTGCGCATACCTCTTCAACATCGAATGCACCCGCACTTAGTTCTAGCTACTGGAGGCGGGAGGAGTTATGTGGGAAAACACTGAATTCTTGTAAGTGTCGATATCAAGGAAAAGTATTAGCTCCTCTGGAAGATGCTTCAGTGCCTACATCCAATAGAAGTACTAACCAGATTCTGCCTTTTGGGTCTTTCCCTGGAATGGAAAGGTTTTAACATGTTACAATTTTTAAGTGAAATACAAGAACATTTTGCAGAGTGGTATCCAAGAGAAGGTTGCGGCGTTTTAGCAGTAATAAAGGGAGACCTACAATGGTTTCCTTGCAATAATGTTGCGGAAGATGAAGACGATTTTGTTATTGACTCTACGCAATATATAGAGATATCTCAAAAAGGGGATATTGTGGCAATAGTACATAGTCACCCCGATGCTTCCTGCGACCCGAGCCAAGCAGATATTAAATACTGTAATGCGATAGGGAAGAAATATTATATTTTTAGTTACCCTGGAATGGAGTTATATACACTACTACCAGAGAACAATAAAAAAGAATTATATGGTAGGGAGTATGAGTTTGGCGTAAATGATTGCTTCGAGGCGATGAGAGATTATTTAAAAGAACAGAATATTATTATTCCACCTAGAGCAGCTTTTGAGGATGATTGGTGGAAAAAAGATTTAGATTATTTCACAGATGAAATAATTAAAAGTTATGGATATACTCGTGTAGAAGGCACTATGCAGAAGAATGATGTAATTATTTTTTCAGTAAATGCAAGTGTTGGTAACCATTGCGGGGTTTATTTAGGAGATGATATATTTTATCATCATGCAGAGAACAGGCTTTCTTGTAGAGAGAACTTATACCCTTTCTGGAAAAAGCATATAAGCGGAGTTTATAGATATGCAGCATAATGTATACTTACAAGGAGACTTAGGAGAGCGTTTTGGACACAAATTTAGTGTTAATGTAGCTTCTGGAGGAGATATTTTTAAATGTATTTCTGCAAATAGACCTGATTTTAGGGCTTATGTAATGGAGTGTATTGAAAAAGATATCGCATTCAATATCAAACAGTATAACAAAGATTTAGACGAAAAAGATCTTTTAATGCCTTTGAAGAAAGGAGATATAACGATTTCTATAATTCCAGCAGGCTCAAAGTCAGGGTTGGGAAAAATATTAGGAGCAATAGTAATAGGTTTTATTGTGGGTCCTTTGCTGGCTGCAAAGGCTGGTGCTGCTACAGGTTACAGCATCTTTACTGGAGGTGCGGTGCAGACTGCGGGTTTTATGGGCATGTCGGCAGCAACTGTTACTTCCGTTACTACGGCATTGGCTCTTAATTTAGCTTCGATGGGTATTCAACAACTTAT